CCTAAATTTAAATCAGATTTCAATCTTGTGAGGGAGTCTCTTTATTCGAAAACCTCTCCTGAGTTCCAGGCCCTCTTTCCGAAGGTTGTAAAGATAAAGGTGCAAGGTCTTACAAGAGAGGAAATCTCTCTTCAGATCAGAATATTCAAGAGAACCGATGACTTGAGGAAGTTTTGGGAAGATAAGTTTCAAGCTACACTGACAGATAATGTTGAGTATTGGGAAGGATATCACAAAAAGAATGAAATATTAACAAATCAAAAATTACAACAATATTTAAAGAAGGAGGAAGTGGCATGAAAGGAATAGAAATACTAAAAACCTATCCAAAGGTGGCTAACATCATAAGAGAGTGGTTTAGTAAGAAGATGATTGAGAGTATGTCTGCTGACATTCCTGAAGACTATAGGAATTATATGATGCAAAGGGGAGCAACAGATGAGTTTCTCGTCAATGTAATTGATAAGAATCCATCAGCTCTCTTTGAAATATTTGACAGTCTAAATGTCTATGTAGGCATTATGGTAGAAACTCTCCCTGAGACAGAGAAAAGTGTGTTTAAATATTACATCTGTCCGAGTGGCAACTGTCTTGATGCTTCTCCTGAATCTTTTCTCAAGAGAAAAGACATGGAGCACTATGCAATGCTTGCAGCAATTGACTACATCGATAAGAATATTAGTGAAGATTAATCTTAAAAATTAATAGAAATTGTTAGGAAAAGAGAGAATAAATGATTATTTTTATTCTCTTTTTTCCTTTTTCCAAAAGCTTTATAAATGACTATATTACAAATCAGCCGAAAGATAATTAAGCTTCAGGCTGAGATAGACACTCTCAAAAAGCAGGTAGGAATATTAGGGGAAAACAAATTAGTCAGTAAGGAAGTCAAGAAAATAATTGATGTAGTAGAATCTTATTATAAGTTACCCCAAGGAAGCGTTTATAAGAGAACGAGAAATAGACAGATAGTGGATGCCAGATGGGTTGCTATTGTTATTATTAAAGGTGTATTGGGCCTAAATCGTAATAAAAGGGCAGCTATATTTGGTTTAAGAGGGATAACAATTCTACATGCGGATAGATCAATAAGAGATTTATTTCATACTAACAGCGTCATTCACAATGACATTGTTAAGGTTTGTCACAAATTGAAACTTGATAATGATTTCATAACCAAACTACTTAGCTATGACGATAGTGGAAAGAATTCAGCCTGATCAGGAGAAGGAAATGGATATTCCTTCATTGGTCGTAAATGATGTGGAGATATTTAAACTTGATATGGTTAGATATCTCAATGCACAAAGACGTAAGAAGAATATAAAGGTGCACATACAAATAAAAGAAACTGGAAATACTTATGAGTAAACAAAAAACTGAGTCAAAGGACAAACTAAAAGAGACACTTGATGCTCTGAATAAGAAATATGGAATAGGTACAATTTCTCTTCTTGGAGATAACTCTGTTGGAGAATATGATGTAATTAGTACAGGATCTTTAGCATTTGATTATAATACCCTTGGCGTTGGAGGTTTCGTTAAAGGGAAACTTTATGAATTGATGGGGTGGGATGGATGTCTCGCTGAAGATACCTATATAAAATTTATCAACGTTAGACCAGATGGTGTGGTACAAGATTGTAAAGGAGGCACTATTAAGAATCTTTTTGATAGATTTCATAATCGTACATCCAAAACAGTAGACACTACTTTCAACGTTGCCTCTATTAATGATAAGGATAGAGTGTTCAGAAATGAGATAGCAGATGTAGTGTGTTCTGGTATAAAACCTTGTTATGAGCTAACTACTAAGAAAGGATTTAAAATAAAGGCTACGAAAGATCATAAATTTTATACAGGAACAAATTATGTAGCTTTAGAGAATCTATCCAAAGGATCTATAATTTTTGTGCATACTAACACTCCTTATTCAGTAAAGGAGGCCACTAAGAGAAGGAAATATAAGGAAACTACGGTCAAATGGTATTACAAGAAGAAAGCGAGATTGATCAACGGTGTTCCTTATTATGGAGAGCGTGTTAGTAGACTTGTATTTGAGGCAGCAATGAATAATCTTACTTACGAAGAGTATAAAGATGTTCTAAACAAGAAATCTCCTATGCCTCGAAACCTATGGACTATTCCTGAAGGATTTGAAATTCATCACATTGATGAAAATTCTCAGAATGATTCTATTGAAAATCTTCAACTGATCGATTATAGAGATCATGGAAGACTTCATGCTATTGATAGACATAACAATCTTAGATTCATAGTTACTCCTGACGAAGTCGATAGTATTACTTTCTTGGGAGACATGAACACCTATGATATAAAGTGCTATTTCCCTTATAATAATTTTATTGCAGAAGGAATCGTTGTTCATAATTCGGGGAAGAGCACTGTATGTGGACATGCTGCTGCTGAATGTCAGAAGAAAGGGGGAACCGTTCTCTATATAGATGGAGAACATGCTCTTGATAAAACCTATTTTAAGGCTCTTGGAGTGGACATTGTCAATCTTCTTATAAGTCAGCCATCTCACGGAGAAGAGGGATTCTCGATAGCTATTGACATGATAAACACCGGAAAAATTGATCTTCTCATTATTGATTCTGATAGTTCTCTCATTCCAAAGAAAGTTCTCGATGGAGAAGTTGGTGATGCAGCTATAGGAAGAAAGGCTATGTTAAATAGCAGTGTCTATCCAAAGATGAAGAGTGCTCTTGTTGATAACAAAACCTGTGTTATCGTTGTGTCTCAATATAGAGAGAAAATTGGTGTTATGTTCGGTAGTCCTTTAGTTACTCAAGGTGGGCATGCACTAAAGTTCTATGCTGATTGCAGAATAGAGATATCAAGATCACTGGCGAAAGAAAATGACACCGTCTTTGGAAATCTAACTAAGGTTAAATGTACAAAGAATAAAATGTTTCCTCCTTATAGGATGTCTGAATTTAATATTATATTTGGGAAAGGAATTGACAGAACGGCAGAGATGATAAATCTCCTATCTGATCTTGAAATTGGAAGGAAATGGGGAAAAGATTTTACTATAGATGGAGTAAAACACGAACTCAAAGATTTTGAGAAACTCATATCTACTGACATGGCAGTTTATGAAAAATACAGAAATCAAATAATCGACAAACTCAAAAATCCAGAGGTATGTTTGGAAGATTAAGAACCATAAGGCTAAAGAAATCGCCCTTCAAGAGGAAGCATCATCATGTCCATACAGAAGAGATAGTAAAATTAAGGGACTTCTTTCTCAGTTTGTGGAAAAAGCGTCCTCATTATTGTACTGTCTGTGGAGCCTATTTAGGAACAGAGCCACATAGCTACAATTTTCATCACATTATTGGTAAGCGTTTTCAATCTGAATATTCTATTGACATCACTTACAATGAGAAGAATATTATTCTCGTTTGCTTAGATTGTCATTCCTCTATTGAGAATGGTTTTCTTCCTCCCTCCCTGCAGAAGTTGAAGACTGAGCTTTTGAGGATTTATTCAGCTTTTCGTAAATAATTTTGTATGTAATGTATTGTATTAAGGAGATTGGCTTCCATCAAGAGTTTTAGAAGATAAAATACATGACGAAATTAACAAAATACATGGGGAGTTATGAGTGATATAACTCCCCATGTATTGTTACACAAAAAATATTTACTAAAATACATAAAAAAGTGTTGATATCTCACTTTTTAGTGTTATATTTGTACATGATTTAAAATGTAAACCATGATTATAAAAAATATACCCAAAAATTTATCTTATCAAGTTATTGAACAGAAGTGGGATAAAAATGGTGGTTTAACTCAATGGACTAAGAGATTTTCAGTAAAAGTTAAAACTGAGAACTTCTATATTACTTACATAGATAACCTCTCTGGATATCTTAACCTTACTTCTAATACCGATAAGATTATACTTGCCTATCTCTGTACAAAAGCAGAGTATGATACAGGTAGATCATTTGTAGACCCTCAAGAAAGAATTGACGCTTGTAAAAAGTTTGATATCAGTATTCAACAATTCTCAAATTCTATTTCGAAATTAAAGAGTCTTAGTCTTATTACGGGAAAGAATGGATTTTATATGATAAATCCTGCTATATTTTGGAAAGGCAATAGTAAAACCAGATCAAGCTTGTTGACAGATAACAAACTTGCGGTAGAGTTTAATTTTGAATTAGATGATGATTCTATAAAGCCTAATCTCTCATTTGATAAAGAAGATGAACAAGGAAGAATACAATAAACTGCTTCAAGATCCTCGTTGGAAAGCAAAGAGGGAGGAGATTCTCGAAAGAGATGGTCACAAATGTATTAACTGTAGATGCACATCTGGCTTACAAGTACATCATATTGTATACGAAGGTGATATTGCTCCTTGGGAATATAAGGATGAAGATTTAATAACTCTTTGTTCAGGATGCCATAAAATCTATCATAAGAATAATAGAAATGCTTATAGAGCTTACTCTGTTTCTTATACAACTGAAGAGACTTATGAAGCAGTTGATAAAATTATCAAATTTGAGAACAAAGTAAAAGTAATAAGTAGTAAGGCAATATTAGATTTACTTGTTGAATCTATTAATTCTGGAGAAAAAGATTTTATATCACCAGCTGTTAAAAATATACTTAGTGATATAGTTGAACTATTTTATAGAGGATTTAGTAGCAATGTTGTAATAAGCTCTTCATTTAAGGGAGATATTGAAGGAACAATCGACATAAAGTTTACATATGGCAAACCTTCTCGTAAGAGGGTTTTAAAGACAGGACGTAAAAAGGTAAAATGAACAGATATATAATTCAATATGAGGATAAAAGAGTTCTTGTAAATATCTACAAGACAAGGTGGATGATGCATAGAGCAAGTTTAGCTTATGCAAAGAACGGAACAATTGATAAGAGCACTCATGGAACATTAGGAACTTGCTATCGTTGGTGGCTCACTCCTCATAAACCTAATAAAGTAGTGTCAGTTATTATGATGTCTTGGGACACTGTGAATTTTGAAATCCTCTCTCATGAACTTCTTCATGCTGCTGTACATTTATACACTTATGGTGAAGAGGAAGAGGGAAAGATTATTAGTACAGAGAACGATGAAGAAATAGCAACGATTCATTCAGATCTTGTTGGTCCTCTTTTAGAACTCTTTGATAAAGAGAAAATAATGAAATTAGTTAATAACCAAAAATCTTAACAAATGTCGAGAAATCAATTTTTTTTCACAGAAAAAAGTCCTATTCCCGGGAAAGAAGGGGAATTTACATCATTTAGAGCATCGTTTAATATCAATAAGGTGATTAGGTCACTTACGTTGGATGACGGAAGAGTGCTTGTTCTATTGGATGATATTCATCAGCGACCTCAGATGGTTGAGGTTAAGAATAAGCAGGGAAAGGTGACAGCCATTAAAAAGGAGATGAATACTTTCCAATCGGAGATATATTTGACTGAGAAGGATGATATAGAAAGGTTTTATAATTGGACATCAATTGATCAATAAAATTAATAGAGAGGAAAATAAAAAATGAGCAAAACGTGTGTTATATTTCATAGCTGTGACTTAGACGGATGGATGTCAGCTGCGATTGTGAAATACTGGAACCAGTTAGAATTAAACAAATTCGGTAGTAAATTTGGTGAGGTTGAAAAGGATAAAACTTATCACTCAGATATTGATTTTATAGGTTATAATTACGGACAACCTATTCCTGATTTATCTGGATATGATAGAGTGGTTATGTGTGATATTAGTTTTCCTAAAGAAGAAATGATTAGACTTATAAAGAAAATCGGTAATCAAAACTTCATTTGGATTGATCATCACATAAGTGCATTAAAAGATATATTAGGTGACAATGTTTCCGAGAAAGTCGATAAGAACGGTATTAAATACTTTGCAGATACAAATAGTGTTATAGCTGGCAATAGAGCAACTAATTTTGCTGCATGTGAACTAACATGGCAATATTTCTTTCCAGATGATCCCATGCCAGAGATTGTAAGACTTCTTGGAAGATATGATTGCTTTGGTCATAAATTTACGAAGGAGGATCGAGATAGATTAGATGTATTGGCAGATGTAAGAGATAATACTGCATCTGAACAATTACATCCTTATGTTGATGAATTAAATAGTCTCTTAAGAAAGAGAGAGGAAGAAAAGAAAGTTCTTGAGTTTCAATATGGAGCGAGACAATGCATCTCTAATTATGAAGAGGCATATGAAAAATTGGTGTCATGTTTTGATGCTGATAAGGTCGAGTGGAATATCGTAAATCCTATTCATGAGAAAGGAAAAGCTATTTATCAATATCTTTGTACAGAAGCCAAACAAGCTTATAAAAATGGATTTGAAATTAAATTCACTCAATCTTTTCCAGAAGTAAGTACAGAAAAATACACAGGAGGAGTGGACCCAATAGTATATAAATTTATTTGTATCAATAAAGAAAGATCCAATCCTGTTAATTTTGGGATAGATTATCATTCTGATGGATATGATGGGGCTGCTTGTTTCCATTTTAACGGAAGGAATTGGTATTTCTCTCTTTATAATGATAATGGAAAGGTTGATTGTTCAGCAATTTGTAAAAGTTATGGAGGAGGGGGACATCAAGGTGCAAGCGGAATGATTGTTGATACAGAAACTATGTTAAAAATTATCAATAATGGATAATGCTGGAATATACAAAATTACGTGTAAGGTTAACAATGTTACCTATATAGGTAGTACGAAAACCTCTTTCAAGAAACGCTGGAAAAAACATAAACAAAGATTAAATAATAATTATCACGAAAATAGTTATTTACAGAATTCATGGAACAAACATGGTAAAGATAATTTCATATTCGAGATTTTAGAGAAGGTTGATAATATAGATAAGATTAACGAAAGGGAGAGTTATTGGATATCTTTGTATTTTCCAAGAGGGAGAAGATATTGTTTTAATTTGTCAGATCATGTCTGTGGAGGAAATACTGTTAAGGATGTCGAAACTAAAATTAAACTATCACAATCTGTCAAAAATTCGTATACACCAGAATTAAGGAAAATAAGAAGTGAACATGGAAAACATAGAAGAGAGGAACTAATAATAAGATTAAAGGAGACTGTAT